GTACCGCGCGCCAGCGGTCAGGACCAAGGCCACAGGCGCGGCCATGTCGTCACCTAAGACACCCACAATGGGGTTGGCTTCTGATGCGCCAACTTGACTGATGGCTGCTGCTGTTGAGGCTGCGTCAGCATAATCGGCAGGGCGCAGTGAGCACCCCGCCAAAGATACCGCAGCTACTGTTACTAATAGAGTATGTTTCATAGGTTGGTCCTTTCAAGACAAGTAATAGGTTAGGTAAGCCGCAACCACTGCGGCGATGTAGGCGGTGCAGCCAATGACATACACCCAGAAACCCAGAGACCAGAGATTTGGCTTGGATTTATTCGGACAGTCGCGCCCTTGGCGACAGTTGTTGTTGCAGCACTTCACGGCTTTTCCTCCATTGCGGCTAGGGCGGCGCGTAGGGATTGCCGCGTTTCATGTTTGAGAAAGGGGTTGCTCGCAATTATGCGTATGTCCTCCATCAACGTTTTCACCTTCTCATTGGCAAACGCCTGTTCGTCGGTGGCGGGTAGGTCTGCTCCTTTCGGCGGCTCTGGTAGGGGCATCCAGTGGGTGATAGTAGCGTGAAGAAAATCAAGCGTATTCAACTCAAACCATCCGTGTGAGTGAAGGAACCAGATAACCCCCTCGCTGTATTTACAGTTTGCAATTCTCTTTGGCGCATCAGTGTAGCCCTTATGTTCGCTGCACCAAGCGTCAAAAATTGTCCCATCCTTGGGCGCTGTCTCTATCGGTTGCCATTCCATCTTAATACCCCACTGCTTCAAATCGTTTGTGTATCTGGCGCACGCGCTCAACATCGTCCCCGCAATATTCAGAAATCTTGTCGTGTTCACCAGCAAGTCAGGGTCTTGGCTTGGGATGGTTTCAATATCCAGATATACGGTTTTATCGCCCATTATTTTGCTCCTTTTGTGTCAGGTAAACTTCATTGTACCAGTCGCCATCACCAAGAACTGTACTGATCCTATCGACAGCAGTTTCAAGGTCACTCACCCAAACAATGTCCGTTGCAGTTTCGCATATCGCCAGCCTCACTTCGCGCAACACGTTTTCCATGTCTGAGATACTTGGGGCGTGTCTGCTCCCATTGTTTTCGTATTGTTGCATCGCCGCTTTAGCCTCACGCGCTGTTTCCCAACCACCGTGGCCGTTCGTTTTCGGCGCGTCCGCAAGATACAGGCAAGCATCATCAGACCAGAATACATGGTAGCACCCACATAGGCTTCTGTAGGCCTTCTGACCGTGGAAATCGGCTATTTCCCATTCAAGCTTCATCCGATCCCTCCCTCAAATGTTGGAATTTCATCGTCGCCAAGGTCGGCATTTGGCGCAATATCAAGTTCTGCCTTACGCGCATCCTTAGCGTTGATGACAGTTTTGTTTGCCTGCACGTCTTTGCCATAGGTGCCGCAGCATCCAAACCCATCTGGTAAGCGTGGGGAATGGCTGTTTCGGTTGCTTCACACTCTGCGCGTTTCAAAACATAAAACTCGGCCAGTATTTCAAAGCGGTCTTGGGCATTTACTGCGTCAATAACATCAAGCGCGTGTTGTCGCTCTACCTCGGCTAGTTTGGCTTCGGCTGCTTCGGCAGCATCACGCTCGTTGCACGCCATTTCTCGCCAGTTATGTAATGCATCCCGTTCCGCCTCTACCTCGGCCAGCTTCTTTTGCAGGTCAGCAATTTCCGGCAGTTCAAGGATGGCGTCAGCGGCTGGACCGTTGTGGATGCCATCGGGTAGGCAGTGCTGAAATATGATCAACGCAATCTTATCGCGTAGTTTCATGGCTTGGTCCTCACACTTTTGAATACTGCGGCGGTGTGCCGCTTGATGATAGGCTGCTTGCCCTGCTCATCCAGCATCTCGTCCATCACCATACCGGCCACCACTTCGCACATGGTCACGCCCGCTGGTGTGTTCTCGGCCAGCCAGTCAATGAGCGGCACACCCCCTTTGTTGAACAGTGCTTGCATCATCGATCCGATGACGACACCGCGTCTGCGTACATGCGTTTCATACAAGAGCCGCACGTCTCTGGTCAGTCGTTGCGGCATCATAGCAGTAGCCTCACAAGTACGGGCAGCACGACGCACACGGCGAACAGAAAATAGTCCGAGTTCATCATGGCTTATCACTCCTCAAGTCATCTATTACACCTGCGTAGTGCTGCTCGAACACTGCGGCAACCCGCGCCCATGCAATCATTGTGGCCTCGCATGTGTGTGTTTTGTTTTCTTCTGGTATGTCCTCAACATCGCAGTTGATCCATGCAGCAAAGGCCTTCAAGGCGAGTGGGTCTCGTAAGGCGCTCACCTGCTTGGCCTCGCTATGGGTCGTGGGCTGGTCAGCGGCGCCAGATCGCCAGCGATGCAGTAGGCATCAGCGGTCACAGGGATGCCCCTGATGTACGGTTCACACGTCGCCTGTCCGTGCAGGACGATCACTAGGATTGCAGCTTTCATTTTTTCTATCCTCCGAAGATGTGGTTGGTGTTGATAAAGCTCAGGATCTCGGGCGCGTGCATAAGCGCCAGTACAATAAAGAGCAGGGCGATGACCCCAAGAAGGTCGGCGATAATCTCACTCAGTTTCATGATTGAACCTCATGCGTGTGGCGATCGATACAAGTTCGGGCTTGCACTTGCGGGGTATCCAGACAGTGACACGGATCAAGCCCTCGGCTTTGCGGCGCTCGTCGTAGTCCTTCTGGATCTCTGTTTGTGTCTTACTAACCATCGGCCAATTCTCCTGACAATGCGGCGTAGCCTGCGAGGTCCACGGCGCTGTCTTCATGGAACTTCTGCGTCGTCGCCATGCGGGCGATCTTTAGGTCGGCCATCATGAGGGCCACCTGCCACGGCTCGATGATGACACCGACGTGCTGTGACCAGCGCTCGGCGATGTTGCCAAAGTTCTCCTGCGGCGTTCCGTAGTCTTCCTGTCTGGCACCAGAGATCAGGGTGCCTGCGTGGTTCAGGATCTGCATACGTTTATCCATGGGTCTGCACCTCTGCATCTAGTTTGCTGCTGACATCTGCCAGCAGTTTCTTGACGCCCTCCTTGGCGGCGTCCATCTTACGGACCGTGTCGATCAGGTCACGGCATGCGGCCACTGCGTCGAGGATGCTCTCGGTTGCGGCCTCTGCATCATCGCGGGCGGCATCTACTGCTGTCTCTGCGTCGATCGCGTCAGCACGCAGATCTTCCAGCTCATCGAAGATGAACTTGAGCTCAGGGTAGCGGTCGGCCAGCAGCTCTGTGCTGGACTGGCCGTTCGCCTGCGGCATCGCCGCGATCGCGAGGGTAAAATCAAATGCCATGTTAGTGGTCCTTAAATCAGGTTGTTGTTCTTAGCGTGATTTAGCGCGGCTTCCTCTGCGGAAATTCGCACCAGTTCATCAAAGCTGTAACCCACCTCGTTGACTGCATCGCGCAGCCATTGGGTTTGCTCTACGCCGATCAAAACAGTCACCCTTGTCTGACCCATCAAGGGGCCTTCGAGGTATGTACCGTTATCGTCTTGGCGGTCTAGGCCGTATTGGTCAGGCATGTTAGTGGTCCTTCTGTGATACCCTATCTCAGGGCTTTGATTTCTTCGTCTGGGTCAAGGTCGAACCTAGCGCAAAGCTCATGAGCATAAGTGGAACCCAATCCAAACCGTTCCATTGCGGCAACCCATCGCGGTGATTTTCTTCTCGGGTGCATGTTCTGCATCGCCCTGCGCAAAAGGTCTTCGTCTGTGATGTCTGATACTGGCATTCTATCGGTCCTTCTTTGCGCATTCAGGGCCGAGGCCCAGTTGGATTGATACGGGGTCTGTCAGCGGGCGCGCGCACTTTGCGCACCGGCCTTCGTGCCAGAACTCGAGGCTGTCAGGCATCACACCCTTGGCCCGCAGGTTTGCCTCGGTCCACGCCAGAGCCTTGAATGCTGGGTGGAACGGGCTGGCGTTCTTGCCAGAGGCGAAGCCACCGCCGTCGCTGTAGCCGATGTACTGGTAGTCGGTGCCGTTGTCTGGGCCGGTCAGGACAGACGCGAAGAATGGCCCGTCTGGCTTCGGCTTGGCCACGCGGAAGGTGAACCGCTTGCCAGTCTCTTTGGAAACCAGAGTGAAGCGGGCCTTGCCGCCGAACATAAATTCTCTGGCAGCGGCAGCGTCGGTGAGAAGGTGTGGGTGTGTCATGATCGTCTCCGTGGTTGGTCGTTGAGAAGTACATAAGCCACTTATGTGGTAAGGTCAACCCCCCCTCAGACTGCTTTATCCTCGAGCTTGCCCCAGTTGATACCGATGCCGCCCTCGAGCAGCTTCTCTGTCGGGGCATTGGGGAACACGTCGAGGTAGCCCTGCACCATGTCCCGCTTCATCAGCATCAGCGCAGCCTCTGCGTCCTTCTTCTTTGCCTCGTCGATCAGGGCGTCGTGGATGGTGGCAGCCATGCGCGTGCCCAACTGGCGACCTGCCTGTGCCTCATCCTCGAGGGTCTGGCGGTGTCGGATGATGGCCCGAGCCATCACGCTCAGCGCTGCGCGTTGCACGGGGTAGTTGGCGCACTTGGGCAGGGAAGGCTTCTTGCCCATCCAGATCGTGCCGCCGTCGGCCACTGGGATGAACCCCGTCGTTGGCCATGGCGGTGTCCATCATCTCATGCCGCAGTGCGAAGGCCTTGGGGTAGCGCTGTGACCAGCTCTCGATCATGGCCTGTGCTTCACCGAAGCCAGAGCGCATCACCGAAGCCAGACCCGCTGCCTGCCCGCCATAAATAATCAGGAACGAGATCCCCTTGGAAGCAGAGCGCAGCTCATAGTCAGCCGGTATCGACTTGTCGATCTTGCGACCGGCGCGCAGTGATGCGACCTCGCCGTGCACGTCGCCTGTCACGCAGTCATGGAGCAGCTGCTCGTCGCCTGTCAGCAGGGCCAGCACCTTGAGCTCGATGCCGCTGTAGTCGAGGCTGACCAGCAGCTTGCCTGCCGGTGCCTTGAACGACTGGCGCACGCTGGTGAACTCGCCGAGTAGTTCGCGATCGCGGGGCAGCTGCTGTGCGTTGGGCCGGCTCGAAGAGAACCGGCCAGTGACAGCGCGGGCAATGTTGTAGCTGGGGTGGATGCGGCCATCATGGCTGTTCTCCGCCATCGTGATCAGCTTGGTGCCGAAGTTGCGTAGGTACTGGTTGATGGTGATGCGATCGGCAAGGTTCAGCCAGAGCTCACCGAAGACCGGCTGGTCTGCGTTGAACGCGATCGCCGACATCTTCTTCAGTTCGGCCACCTTCATCTGCAGCTCGCCGGTCTTCTCGGTGCGTGACCAGTAGGCCAGCCATTCGTCTGGCAGGATGCGGCTGAAGAAGTCGGACAGCTGGCGCCCGCTGTTCAGGTTGGCGACGTCACTCTCGGGCAGGTAGCTGCGGATGATCTTTTCATAATGGACAAGCTTGCTCTCCCAGATCTGCACCAGTTCCTTGTGCCGCTGCTTGTCCAGCAGCAGGCCGGTCTGCTGCATCTCATGCACCGGCACCACAAGGTCATCGAGCATCTGCTGTGCTTCACGCACCGAGGCAGGGGCCTCGTCCAGCGTGGCCATCCAGTGCAGCCACAGATCCCATGTGACGATGGCGTCATCGGCTGCGTAATTCAGCTGCTCTTCGCTCAGCTCAGGCGCCGACCAGTTGGACAGCTGCTGTTCCTTTGACAGGTCTTTGTTCAGATCCGCCTTGAGCATCTTCTCGAGGGACATCTGGTCACCGCCCATGCGGGCGCGTCTGGCGTGAGCGACATCGATGACGCGCACCTGCGGTGCGTCGGCATGGTCAAACCATTTGTATTCGAAGCCAGCGTTGAAGGCGACCCATGTCGCGTCTTCGAACCACTCGGCGTAGGCATCAAAGCTGCCACCCTCGAGAGCCCAGAAGTCGATTACGGCCCAGACCGCATCGTTGCAGATCTGCCCAAGGCGCACCTTGCTGGTCTCGACATCGAGGCCGGTGGTCTCGAAGTCCAGTGCAGCCAGATCAGTGCCGACCAGATCGAGCACACGCTCGAGGCCTTCCTCGGTCGTGATCATTTCCCATTTACGTTCAGTCATCTTGCGCGGTCTCCTGATTATGTGACCGTAGCTCAGCAAAAATGGCAGCGCGGCGCTCCGTAAAGCGCTGGCTAGCCTTTATCAGCTTGTCGGTGTACCTGTTGGCTACTGTTTGACCCTCTCGCTCTGAGTTGAAGAAAGCGTGTGGACCCACTGCGGTTTTCTTGATGCGACTGGTGTCAAGGTGCTTACTGCACCTGACCTTCCAATACATACCTGTGTCGCCTACGATCTCTCTGACGCGCAGCCGGTTGGTGAAAGTGCCTTCGTAGACTATATATGAACCGATCATTGTGCTCTCCTATGGTTGGTGGCGGCAGGCCAGAAGGCCTGCCCCGTTTTCTTAGGCGCGACGAACGCGCTTCTTGCTCTTCACCGGCTCTGGTGCTGGCTCTTCTTCTTCCTCGACCTCTTCACCCATGATGCGCTCTTGCGCCTCTTCTTCGGTGATGAACTCGATCACCTTGAAGACAGGCTTGAAGTTCCACTCGCCCTTCGCCAAGAACTTTTCCTTGGTGAATAGGAAGACAGGCACAGACGCATCAGGGCTGGCGCCCATCGCAGCTGTCACCATCTTCTTGATGGAGCCACGGCCAGACTTCGTGTTGCTCTCGAACGAGTATTGCTTCCCGTCGTAGCCCATGAAGTCGAAGCCAGACGAAGGCTTCCAGCCATCCTGTGCGCGATCGACTTTGTGATCTTCGAGATCCTTCTCGGCGATCGCGTCCTGTGGCTTGAAGGCCGACCACTTCTTGCGGCCTTTGACCTCGCTGTTCTTCCAGCAGACCCAGCCCTTGAAGATGGTGGGCGTCAGGAAGATGAACTCTTCCTCGATGTCCAGCTCTTCGCGGTCCTGACCATATGTCAGATCACCGGATTTACCGGAGAAGTAGACATAGTCGACACCGTCAGAGCCTGTCTTGTCATCGTCATCGAACGATGCAGCCAGTGCCTGACGCGCAGCGTCATCCATTGCGAGGGACGGCAGCTGTGCTGCCAGTGTAGTTAGATCGTTACCCATTTTGTATCCTTACATATTAGGGGGTTACTATTTTACTGTGAGCGTCTCGGAAGGCGCCCCACGGTACGGTTCGAGATCGACACCAGAGCAGTGATCTTTCACCACCTTGGCATAGCTGATGCTACCCGCACGGGTGCCCAGCTTAACGACATGACCGTCGACCTCAAGGGTTGTCATGCCATTACGTTGCAGGATCGCTTTAACCAGCTCACCTGCAGACGTCTTGCGTGCCTTCGCTTCTTCCTCTGCGGTTTTCGCGACGACATATTCGTTGACTTGGACGGTGAGATCACCGCCGTCTTTCTTGCCCTGTCCGGTGCTGCTGCCAGCACCGTCCACACCGCACACCGCATTGAAGGGGCAGCGCTGCTTGCACTCGGACTTGTTGCGGGTCTCGACGCCCTCACGCGGCAGCTTGCTGGCCGACTTGGACTTCAGCAAACGGCTGGCCCGAGGTGCAAGGCGATCGCCTGCCTTGTCAGCACGGGGCACCTTGTGCTCTGTGATGTCGTTGAAGTTGGACGCGCACATGTAGACGACCTTGCAGTATTTGATCGGGTGCCCACCAAGCTCAGGTAGATCTCCCTGCTCGGCCATCTCTGCCATCAGGGCTGCGCCCAGCTGGACCTGTGTGATGTGCTCTTCCTTCGGCAGGTAGGCACGGTTCACACGCGGGTCGACCGTCTTGAACTCGACAGCGATCCATCCGTCATCGTGCTCGGTGTCCCAGACCAGACCGTCAGGTGTGCAGCTCAGCATGCGCTCGTCATCACGCAGCTGCAGCTGCTCTTCACCGGTGAAGCACATGGGGACGTTGGCAGCCTGCAGGCGGGATACCATGTAGGCCTCGCCAGCGGTACCGCGTCGGGCGTAGCCCCAGTCTTCTGGCTTGTCCTTCTTGGCACCGTTCTTGTTGTACCACTGTTTGCGGATACAGGTACCAGCCTCGGATGCGTTCATGTACTGGGCACGCACCTCGGGGTCGAACTTCTTGCGGGCGTCGATCGCGTCGGCGCCGGTGCGGATTGCGTCACCGAGGTTCATTGCTCTGCTCCCAATACTTCGTCAATCTTGATCTTCGCCAGCGCTACGGTGGCTCGGTCTAGGGTGCCCTGCAGTTTATGGATCAGGGTTTCTTGTGCACGGGTGATGTCGCGGGCCTGCTGCAGCTGGTCGCGCAGCATCGCGCTTTCATGACGTGTGTCAGACCGGCTCTGGCGCAGCTTGCTATACATACCTGCCAGCATCGCGGGGTCCATCTCTTTGATGTCGTCCACGGTCAGCGGGATGTCCATGCTGTCGTTGCTCATGTTGTTCTCAGTGGACATTTTTGTTCTCCATTTCTTCGGTTACAAGGTTCAGTATGTGGGTTTTGTATTCAGCACTTTGCTGTGCCAAGCTGCGTGCGAGCGCCTGCATCAGCAAACCAGCTGAGCATATAGGGCACAGGTTCTGCGCAGCGCCCATCTCGGCGCCTATGTGCATTAACTCATGCACAAATGCGACCATCCGATCGAAATCGTGCGGGTCTGGCTCACCATCTCCTCCTCCACCGCCATGATCGTGATGCGCTTCGTCAAATGGCATTGTCTAATCCTCTTATAGGAACGCACTGCAGGCGCAGGGCGTGTGATTTACCGGACCAGACGGCCCCTTTGATGCTGAACCTGCACCGCTGGATGAAGTCGCCAGCCTGCCATTCCAGCAGGGTGACGAGTGTGCCCATGGTCCATGTGTCTGGGCGGCAGACAGGGCCGAGTGTATGGTCGGATGCCTTGAAGTCGAAGCCGGTGATCAGGAAGGTGTCACCCACCTGAGCCCCTGCGTCGATGTGATCAGCAAGTGACGGCATCATGAGCCCTCCTTAGCAGCGGGCTTCACTTGATCGATGAAGGAGCAGTGGCAATCCTTCCAGACGTTGTGCCCAAAGCTGCCATCTCGATAATAACCCTCCCCCTCATGCGCGAGGTAGAAACCCTCACCCTTGCACTTCGGGCAGTCAGGATTGTTATTGGGGTTCGGCATCACTCTTTCCCTTCGATGCTGTCGCCCAGCACAGCGTGGCTGCGGCGCTTGCGTGCTGCGATCGACGCCACAGCTTTGTTCAGCTTGGTGTCGGCGAACAGCGTGTCGACGTGGACAGGCTTCTCTTGGCCCATCCGGTGAAGGCGGGCATAGAACTGGTCCATGATCGATGGCGACCAGTCTTCCTCGACGACAACGATGTTGTTGCCGCCCTTCTGCAGGTTGAGGCTGACGCCCATGGCGCCGATCTGACCGACGATGCAGTCGATCTCGCCAGCGTTCCACGCATTGGTGATCGCTTCCTTGTTCGCGCTGGAGGTGCGCCCATCGATCACGCGAATAACGAGGCCACTGCCTGTGTTCTTCAAGGCGTCCACCAGACCGTCGATGACATCGGTGTGCCATGCGCCAGCGATCACAGGTAGGCCGCTCTCGATGCGCTCGGAGATGAAGCCAGCGGCTTCTTTCACCATGCCCATGCCAATCATGCGGCGCACTGTTGCCAGTGCCTCGTCGTCAGACGTCATCGCCTTTTCGATCTCGGCTGGCGACATCTTGTCCAGTGCCTTGAGCATGTCGCGCATCTCGCTGCGGTTGGACAGCTCGACGCAATAGCGGGTGTGGGTCAGGGCAGGCATCGCCTCCCAGACGTCATCCAGCGTGCGGCGTGTCGCGACCTTGGACAGGATCTCGCCCAGCACCTTCTCGTTCTTCGAGCCCACGGTGACCTTCACAGGGAACCGCATGCCGGTGAACTTCTTGGACTGAACGATGCAGAACTGCATGTTGAACCGGTCCACGCCCAGCCCACCGCAGATCTTCTTCAGCTCGTCAGGTGCAGCGTGCACCATGAACGGGATCAGGTCATCGTTCCAGCGGGTCACCGGCGTACCGGTCAACAGCCAGACGTGGTCGAACGCATCGTACATACCGCCGCGTCCGAGGATCGCCTTGGTCCGCTTTGCCTTGGTCGACTTGAGCGCGTGGCTCTCGTCGCAGATCAGTACCGTCGTGCCGCCAGCGGAGTTGGCCCAGCTCTGCAGCTGATCTTTCCGCTTGGTGGCGATCTCATAGGACATGACGAGGATCGGCTCTGGCGGCAGGTCGCCCTTACCTTTGGCCACGATTGCGGCAGGGCACTCGAGCCAGTCACTGGCTACGTCGGCCCACATCGGCAGCGCGATGGGCGGAGCAATAATCAGCACGCGGGCTGGATCAACGAGCTTGGCAGCCTCGAGGCTGGTCAGGGTCTTGCCCGTGCCCATGCCGTTGAAGCAGCCAGCGAAGGAGCGCGCAGCAAGAAACTGCGCGTCCTCCACTTGGTGTGGCATTAGTTCGATCATGACTTTGCCTCATCAGCCGCAGGTGCGGACAGCTGAGCGAAGTCGGATGCCTTCAGACCAGCAGCTGACAGGTATTCCTGCGCTGCCTTCTGGACCTGAGCAGCAGCGATCTTGGCCTTGGCCTTCTGGTCCTGAGAGTTCAGGGCACCGTGCAGATCGTAAGGGTTCTCGAGCTTCTGGTTGATGTACTTCAGCTGGATCTCGCTGTCGAAGTCGACGAGCTCTACCTCTTCGACGATCCGTGCGGTGCTGAACACGGCGTTGCCGTTGCGGTCTACAGGGACCAGCACAATGTCATCGACCTCGAAGGTGTCAAACGTCTTGTAAGTGTAGTGCTGGCCTTTTTGGCCACTGGGAAAGGCGACAGCGTAGACCTTGAGGCCGTTCATCATCTGGATAGCCAGAACAGTATTATGGATTTGCATTTTCATTCTCCGTTTAGGTTGGTTGGTGGATTTGTTATAAGCGCTTATCTCAGCTGCGGTCAAGATGCTTTCGTCGTGACGCAGGAAATACAGTCGAGGCCGTTCTGGACGCCCATCCGGCGCAGGTGCTGCACCGCATTGACGACGCCCTGCCCTTCGATGTTGTGCGGGTCGAGCTCGCTGTTCCAGATGTAGGGCACATTGCTCACGGTGACGTTGGTGTCGGTGCCCCAGACGGAGAACTCGACGGTGGCGGTGCGGCGGTACTTAGGCATTACAGGCCTACCTTTCTCAGTGCGCGGCCCAGCTTCTCGAGGCGGGCCACGGTGGCACCCAAGAGCTCAAGCTCGAGGGCGATATGCATTAGATCTTGGACGTCCGACAAACGGATCAAGTCGCCGTCGGGCGCTTTCTCAATATACCCTCCCGAGGCATACCCGCCCGTGTGGAAGTTGAAGCGGTCTAGGGCGCTCATGCCGACGCCTCGCGAAGCCAAGTTCCCCAGATCACAGCCTCTACGAGGTTGCGGTTCGCAGCGCAGGCTGCCCTGAGCAGGGCGATGCTGCGGTTGTAAAGGTCGCGGGCCATGTCGATGTCGCCGCGAGCCTGTGCGGCCCATGCTTGGAGGAAGGTCTTGTGAGCGTTGTCGATGATCATGATGATCTCCTGTCTGGGGGTGTGGTTGGTGGTGGGGCCGAAGCCCCCGTTGAACTTAATCGGCGAACTGTACGGTGTACTCGATCCAGTTCAGTTTCTCGCTGCTAGCAACGCGCTTGAAGAAGGAGCCGAGGTGCGCAACAGGGACGACGAGGACGATAGGCGCCTGCTGAACGACCCATGGTGTAGTCGCTGCGAGGTACGCGGCCAACTCGGCGGTGTCTGTGGTGTCGCCGAAGTTTACGATCGAGATGTGTGCGTTGTTCATGGTGGTCTCCGGTGGTTGGTTGTTTCGTTTGTCTCATCCAGTAGATAAGTCGCTTATGTGCTGGGGTCAAGGCCCTTGCACGAAAAAAGTTTCGCCGTATGCTAGCCGAGCTTCGTGAATGAGAAGAGCCGCCCCCGAAGGGACGGCTCAGATGCACCAACCACGGAGCATTAAAAGATGGGAGTGTCGCTCTCAACCACCTAATGCATACTATATGGGCCGTATGCATGGGGTCGTCAACACATAATGTGCCCCTAAAGGTAGACCATGTCGCACCAAGAATATCTCGTCGAGCAGGCCGAAGTCCTGCTTTCCTATGAACCGCCCTTCGCACTGATCCCCATCAAGCTGACTGTAAACGACGACGGCAAGCTTGAAAAAATGCCGGTGATGAAGTGGAAAGACAAACCAATCCCCGAAAAAGAATTGATGAAAAAGCTGCGCGCCAAGCGCGGGGCCAATGGTTTGGCGTTCGATCTGCGCCGGTCAGGGCTCGTGATCATCGACGTCGATGGCTACAAGGACGAGTGCAACTGGGCCGACTGGCTGATCGACACCGGCTACGACATGCCTGACACATGGAAGGTGAAGTCAGGGTCTGGGGGCCATCACTACATCTTCGCCAACCCCGACAACATCC